TTTTTATAATATGGATTATTAAATTTAATCCATGATTCTTTGTAATTGTTCGCCTTAGCAAACAAGTAATAGTCTTCTAATGTTTCTAAATCTTCTTTATTTTTTTTACGTTTGTCGTATTGCATTAATGTATAATCAACTTTGAAAGGTTTGATATCTGTGAGCTCTGCGTCGTAATTTTCCAGACCTTTCTTTTCTTCTGTTTCATTAATATGACCACAATTAGGGCACTCATACAGTTCAGAAGAATAGACTGTAAAACATTGATTACATGTTTTTAGTCCTATATCATCGTTTTCTTTACTTTTACGCTTCTTAAATCCTTTAAAATATTTCTTCCAATCATGAGGCGTGTCAGGTAAGCCGTGCCTTGCATAATTACCTACATGGTCAATAATAAGTGCTTTCTTATTAGGTTGATAACGCATTGAACGCATAGCTTGTTGCATGAAAAGCACTAATGAATCAGTTGGCCTAGCTAAGATGACACATGTACAATCAGGTACATCAAATCCCTCTGAAATGAGATCAACATTACATAGAACTTTAATAGCACCTTTTTTAAAATCTTCCATAATTTGAGTTCGTTCTTTGATGTTTGTTTTTGCATCTGCATGTGCAGCATTTATACCGTTTAATTTAAATTGCTCTGCGATATCTTTACTAGCCTCAACACTGTGGGCGTAAAGTATGGTCTTTTGTCCGTTTGCATATTTTTGATAGTTTTCTACGATATCTCCATATATGCCTTTTGGTATCGCATTGTCGATTGATTTTTTAGTAAAGTCACCTGTGCTAGATTTTTTTAATTTACTTTCATCTGCCAATACGACACTTTTATAATCGTAGTCTGCAAGTTTATTATTATTGATTAACCATTCAACTGATGGACCTTTCACCATTTCATCGTATATATCTGTAAATCCTTTACTATTAGCACGCCATGGAGTTGCAGTGAAACCAACCCGTAAAGCGTTAGGAAAATAATCATAAATGTCTTTATACGTTTTCGCTCTACTATGATGTGTTTCATCAGTTACAATAATTTTAGGCTGTGTAAGTTTGTGCATAATATTTTTAGCACGTTTTTCGGAAAGAATATCAACTTGCGATAAATCAACGTCGTGTTTAGTTAGTGTGTTTTTTATCTGATGACTTAATTCTTTTCGGTGTACGATAAAAAGAATGTGATTTCCTTTATTAACTGCATTTTTAACAACTTCAGCAATCATGACCGATTTACCACTTCCGGGCGGGCTTTGTATGAGTACACCTGATTTATTTAACAGGATGTGTCTAGCTTGATCTACTAGCTTTTCTTGATAGTCGTAAAGTTTAAACGTTGTCATCCACATCACCGACTTTAAATAAATCTTCCTGCAAGCAATGTTCTCTGTTATCTAATTGATTTTTTGCAAATACATTATTACTTGGGGCTAGTATGAAACCTCGTTTACCGGATTTCTCATTAAACACCAATCTTGCTACAACTTGGCAAAGACCTGCTACATTATCGCGAATGGTTTTACGTATATCTGGTACAGCTTGCGTAATTTGTTGCCCTGCAGGCGTGTAGTTTTCAAAGTTCGTTTCCCAAGCAAGAAATACTAAACGCTTTTTTAAGCTTTGTAGAAAACGCAAACTATCGATTGTAAAGAAGTCTACACGCTGGTAATGACTCATCTCTGGTACACGTTCGTTTTTACCATTACGTCCTAAATTGGCTAACATGGATCTAAATAACTCTGAAATATTGTCTATAGCTATAGTGTCGTATTGATTAACGATTTCTTTATTATCTGCAAACCACTTCATTAATTCGCTCCACTCTTTCCATGCTTCGTGGGTATTAAATTCTAAAATGTCGATATTCTCATTACCTTTTAATGGTCGTTCTGATTTGTCCACATTGATATATAGTGTTTTACCAGGAAGAAAATTCAAAGTGTGTGTTTTACCTGTGCCTGGTTTTGCATAAATTAAATATGTCGATTTGTCTGTGTTAATTTCAGTAGCGTTTGAAATATTAAATGTCATACTCAACCTCCTCATATTCAGTTGATTCAGTTACTGTCTTCTTAATTGCAGTATGTTTTGTCATGTCTATGACCGAATTATCTAAACCATCAAATGGCTTGGCATCTCGTCTATTAGTTGAGTATTTAATGTCCGGAAAGTTGCCGCTAGGACGATTAGTAATATATAAGTCATCTTCAACATCGTTACGTTTAATGAGATAAGTTACTGTTTCTTTCATTTGGACACTCTCCCATTAAAATTAGGTACATTCTTCTATACATCTCTGATGATTCCTTATGCATATCGATTTCACGTTGCATTTCTTTTCTTTGACGCTCCATTTCTTCATCGCGTTCTGCAAGTTGTGACTTTAGTCGCCATTCGTTTTGCAATGCGATTTTGAGTAAGTTTAATAAATGTTCTTCTGAGTTACTCATAGTTGACTACCTCCGTTTATTTTGATTTAATAAACGTATATCTTTGAGAAAAATACGTTTACTTTTTGACTGTTTGCTAACTGCCATTAGCACTCAGTCTTTTTTATTTGAAAAAATTCATATTCGAAAAATACAAATGCTACGATACTGATTAACATTGCGGTACCTAATGCAGTTGTGAAGTAGACACCTGAAAACGTTAGTGCTAGTGATAGTACAATCCATGATAGTAATGCGATTAAAAATGATTTGTTCATTGGTGACGCTCCTTTCTAAATTATTTATTTGTTATAATCCTTTTATCTAATGTGAAAGGATGGTGAGAAAATATGGACAAGTATTTAATTAGCTATGATCTTCATGCACCACGCAAAGACTATGAAAATTTATGGCATTTACTTAATTCGTTTAGAGATGCTATTCACATTCAAGATTCTGTTTGGTTGATAAAATCTCCAAAATCAAGTAAAGATATTAGTAATGTTTTAAGTAAAATTTTTGATAGCGATGATTCATTTTTAATTTGCAAAATAGAATCAAATCTATCTGGTGCTATCGAAGATGAAGCCGCATTAAAAGTTAAAAAACTTTATCAAGACTAGTAATTTTTCTTTTTTTAGGTTTATACGTTACGTGTTTGTAATTATAAAAACCTTTACTAGCATTCCTAACTTCCTCAACCAAAAGTGCTGTTAGGAGTGCTATTTTAATGAGTTGTAGTTTGCTCATGTTCATCTCCCCTTTCCGTGTATTTCTTCAAAATGTTCTTCGATGAATTTATTCATCTTTCTAGCGTTGAATCTCCAACGGTTTAAACTCTCATCCGGATAATGTGCGATACCTTGTTTTTTAAGTAATTTCTCAAACTTCGGATTGAATAGTAATCTGTCTTTAATAGTGTCGTCAGATGACATTTTTAATTTGCGTTTCAATTCTTTTAAGTCCCAAACTGGATCTAGTGAGTAATTTATTAATTCATCGTATTCATCTTTAGCGACAAGCACGTGTGTGTCTGGTATTGGTACAGACACGGTTAAAGTTTGCGTCATCTTAGGTGCTCCTTTCGTGTATAATGTTGTTATCCCTTTACGAAGGGAGGTGTTGCCTATGGCTAAAAAGTTAAACGTTTCTATTGATTTTGATGAAAAACAATTTGATAAAGACTTTCGAAAAGCTTTGGATAAACAATCAGCTAAATTTGATAAGAAAATGAAATGCCCGGCATGTGGTAAAAAAGTGACTTTCAAGTTCAGAAATTATAAAACTGATTGTCCAAAGTGCGGGGTTGAATTCACTCTAAATCGAAAGTGATTTTAAATTGATTTAATTTATCAAAATCCTTCTTTAAAGCTGCAATGTCTTTTTGAATTGTCTCCAGCAATTCATCTAGTTCATTGCGGTTTTTTATATTTATTTTTAATTCAACTTTATTCTTTTTTCGTTTAAACATTTGATTTCCTCCTTTAAGTTGTTTGTTCGATTGTTTGGTATAATGTTGTTATCCCTTTACGAAGGGAGGTGTTGCCTATGGCTAAGGATCATATGACCATCGAGACATCTTGTCCTAATTGTGGTAAAGGCATGAAAATTACGACTAAGAAGAAACACAATAAATGTCCAAGATGTAAACTTGATTTTGTTAGAAAGTAGTCTCGAATGGTATACCTTCATCAATTAATTCATCAATCGTGTTTTTAGATTTCTCTAATTCTCTAATAGCTTTATTTATCTTTAATTGTTTAACTTCTAAATCCTTAGTATTAATGTTTAATTGGTGAATAACTTTAGGTCCTTTTCTATCAAGCACCTTTTTAGTAACTATTGCAGTAGTTGCTATTAAGAGTGCTTTTTTTATTAGATTTAAATATTTCATTCCATTTCCTCCTTTAAATTGTTTGTTCGATTGTTTTGGTATAATCACCGTTGGAGGTGATAAATATGGATAACATCAGAAATGGGTCTGAATTTGTTTTAAAGCACATGTATAAAATTTACTTAGATAGACTTGAAGAAGGCGAATCTTCGAGTCAATCAAAATATTTTGGTAGTTGCGAAGAACTACAACAAAAGTATTTTATTGGTCACACTTACAATCAATTACATGATTGTATTAATGAGTTAAGTTTTAATAATTACTTGAACGTTACATATGGTAGTAACGTTCCGTGCGCTATAATTCTAGAGAATAGTTCTATTGCTTATTTCGAAAAAGAATACTCAAAAAAGGCTAAATCATTAATTAAAGATTTGAATAATTTAAGACAGTTATTAGGTTTTTAATCGCGAATGCCTACCACCTTCCAATCATCTGCTAACAAGTCTTCCGCCATTGGTTGCCACATTGGTGTGAAGACTTTTTTACGCGGAATAGTCACAATATAACCAAATGTATTAGTTGGTATAAGTTCAACTGAACTTCCAGGTTCTATATCACTATCGAACTGAGAAGAACGATAAATTGATTTTCCATTTTCCATAGCTAACTTCGTTGCCTCTTGTATGTTCATAACTAACCTCCTTTAAGTTGTTTGTTCGATTGTGGGTTAAATCGTTGCTAAGTTGTAATTCGTTCAATTATTATCACTTAAAGTGATAATAATATTAAATTTTTTTAGCCTTTATATAATCAACTTCGGTGTTGAATAATTTGGCTAAAGCATAAAGTTGTAACCCTTTTAGTTCAGCGTCATCTTTTTCCCATCTTATTACAGATTGCTTAGTGACACCTAATTTATCAGCTACATCTTGTTGTGTCATTTTTGAATTAGTACGCCACACTTTTACTGGAAACTCTTTAAAATCCTCTGGCATTTCGTATCACCTCCTATTGACACTTACAACTATACTATCACTTAAAGTAATATGTCAACACTTAAAGTGATATTTATTTAAAAATAGTGATAATAAGTATTGTAAAGTAATATCACTTATGGTAAATTAGTATTACATTAAGTAATACTAAAAGGAGAAAAAACATGGAATATAAAAGTGCGAGAAAAATTTTGTCGGAGAATTTAGATCAACTTATGAAAGAGAACAACGTAACGCAAATAGAACTTTCTGAAGCAATCGGGGTAAGCCAATCCACAATCTCTAATTGGTTGAAAGAAGTTAAATATCCTAGAATT